GGCTGCTGGAGATACAATGACAATGGAAGTGGCCAGAGATAGTGCTGGTACTAACGATGGTGGCCTATTCGTAGTTTCCCCGACAATCTCAGGGTGGAATATTGTACCTAGTGCAACTGTGGTTGTTAACAAGTTTGTAGGTGGTGCGTAATGAAATACACACTACTAGAGATTGTACAAGAAATCCTATCTGACATGGATTCTGATGAGGTTAACAGTATTGATGACACTGTTGAATCTCAGCAGGTCGCCTCTATTGTGCGAAGCGCGTACATGGCGCTTATGTCCAATCGTAACTGGGCTCATCTACGCAAGCTAGTCAATCTTGTAAACTCCACCACACCAGCACAGCCAACTCACATGTACCTTGAGTCTCCAATTAAGGAGATGGTGTATGTGAATTATAACTGCGTTAAGCCTGACCAGCCCAATCGTCGCATCTATCAGACAATGAAGTGGCTAGAGCCAGACGCCTTCCTACGCCGTCAGAATTCGCTTAACAGCGATTTGGTCAACGTGGATGTAATACAAGACCACACAGGCATTGAGCTACTTATACGCAACGACAAGAACCCTGAATACTTCACCAGCTTTGATGACAACGTGCTTGTATTTGACAGCTACCTAGCTTCTGTTGAAAATACCATTCAGAGCTCTAAGGTACAGGCTTGTGCGTATGTAATGCCAACATGGACGCATCTAGACGATGCTGTGCCAGACCTTCCTGACGAGGCGTTCACCTTACTTATTGAGGAAGCCAAGAGCCGTGCAATGCTTCGACTGAAGCAAGTGGCGGATCAGAAGTCTGAACAAGAGGCTCGCAGACAGAATCAATGGCTATCTCGCAAGCAATGGCGTGTTAATGGCGGTGTAAAATATCCTAATTACGGCCGGAACTCCCGTAAAGGCCCAAGAGATAAGACATTTGAAAGGAATGATTAATGGAGTATAGAGGGTACAGTATCGAAAACATTGGCACATTCGCCATGAAAGAAATCAAGGCCATTGGTCGTGGTAGTGTTCACATGTCATTGCGTGGTAATTACACAGATTCTAAGACTGCCATGAAGGCTATCGACTTCTACGAGGACAACAAGCCTGTAAAGGAGAAGCAAGAGGATGCCAAGACAAACCGTACCAGCAGAGGTTAACACCTTTGTAAAGGGCCTTATAACAGAGGCATCACCACTGACCTTTCCAGACAATGCCTCTCTTGACGAACTGAATTTCATCCTGAATAAGGACGGTTCTCGTCAAAGGCGTCTAGGTATGGAGTTTAAAGAGGGGTCTTCTGAACTTGTACTCCCTGTTGGCAGTCTCGATGGGCTTAGCATAAACACTTTTAAATGGGAGAGCGTTGGTGGTGATCCTGTCAAGACTGCTATAGTCTTGCAGTGTGGCAAGTCAATCTACATCATAGACGCCAGCGACCCTGGTGGTGTATTTGAACAGTCATTTGTGATAGGCTCTTCAGACCTACAACAGATTAGTATGGCTTCTGTGGATGGTGTTCTTGTCTGTGTGTCTGGTGACAAGCAGATAACTACAGTGGACTACAGAGACGGCGCGTATACGAAGTCCTCGCAGACGCTAAAAGTAAGGGACCTATTTGGCGTACAGGACGTTGTTTCTGGCAAGGACTTGTTATCTCCAGAGCACCTAGAGACTCGCCCCACAACACTCACAAGCGCCCACACTTACAACCTAAGAAACCAGACTTTTGCGATCCCCAGGTATGTGCAGGGTGAAGAGTGGGCCAGGGACGTAATAGATGGGTTCCGCCAACAAAGTGGTGGGCTATACCCATCTAACTCAGACTCAGTGCTGCCGTACTTCTTTGCCAACCCAAATGATGGCGACAATAGGGAAGTGGAGAGGTACTTCGCCAAAGAGGGTTTTATAAACCCGCTTGGCTCTTTTAGGGCCCCAAGAGGTTACTTTATAATAGACGCATTGGAGCGTGGCAAGAGCAGGCTTGATGCTGTGGCGAGATTGAAGGGCAGGCACCCAGAAAACATCTATGATGTGGCGTCTCTCCCGCAAGACAAGACCCCTGGCGGGGCCGCTGTAGTGGCACAATTTGCTGGCCGTGTGTTCTTTGCTGGGTTTAGTGGCGATGTGCTAGATGGGGATAGCCAATCGCCTAGGCTCACCTCGTATGTTCTTTTCAGCAAGCTTGTTGACAACATCTCTGATATAGGTAAGTGTTATCAAGAGGGCGACCCAACCTCCAAAGACACACCTGATGTAGTAGCCACCGATGGGGGTTTCATACGTCTTGATGGTGCATACGGCATACAGAAGATGGTTAGTGTTGGTAGCCAACTGATAGTTGTTGCTGAGAACGGTGTGTGGGGCATTCAAGGTGGTAGTGACTACGGCTTTAACGCAGAAAACTACCTTGTTAACAAGTACAGCGAGCATGGTTGCGTGAGCCCTTCTAGCGTGGTGTTGGTGGACAACACTGTGCTGTTTTGGGGTGATGACGGCATCTATAATGTGGCCCCAAACCAGTATGGGGATTGGGGCGTTACAACACTAACAGCCACTACCATACAGAAGTTCTACGACGATATTGACACCAGCTCAAAGAAGCTTTGTAAAGGCTTTTATGACGCGTATGAGCGCAAGGTTAGGTGGTTGTATGACAATGACTTCTTGATAACTGGGAAGAACACCAGAGAGCTTATACTCGACCTAAATCTGAGTGCGTTCTACGTTCTTGAAGTTGATAGTGGCCCAAGCGAGTTCCGTGTCGTGGTTGGTGCAGAAGTACCGCCTTTTAGGAGTGCTATCGCACAGGAGTCTGTAACAGCCTCTGGGGTTTCTGTCACTGCGGGTGGGGAGGATGTTGTGATTACCAGCAAGGTTGGTGAGACGCAACTCAGGGAGTTCTTGTATGTCGTAGTTAAGAGCTACACTGCAAGCCAGATTGTACTACAGATGGCGTCATACTCAAATACATCTTTCTTAGATTGGGGTGTGGTGGACGCAGCAGCCTACCTAGTCACTGGGTACATGTCGGGCGGAGACTTCCAAAGGTATAAGCAAGTACCGTACATAACTGTGCACTCTCGTAGAACAGAAACCGGTTTTGACTCAGACTACAACCTGCTGAACCAATCGTCCTGCAAAGTGCAATCTATGTGGGAGTGGACGAATAGCCAAAACAGTAATAGGTGGGGCAAAGAGTTTGAAGCCTACCGGCTTAACCGACTGTGGGTGCCATCTAGCAGTTCAGATGAATATGATGATGGGTTCTCTGTAGTGACAACAAAGAACAAGCTTAGGGGCAAGGGCAGGGTATTGTCACTTAAGTTCAGCACTAGCCCAGGGAAAAACCTCCATCTGTATGGCTGGTCAATGCTTTTAGGAGTTAATGGTAATGTCTAGGGTGATTTTGTACAAGGACACTGACTTTTGTGTGGAGGGGGAGGTTATGGACGACCTCTTCTACATGCACGTCAATGTGTCTAATTACAACAAGTCAGTTAAGAAGAAAATGAACAGTGTGTGGTCGGACATCCAAGAGGAGGTGTGGCTACATGGGTGGGAGCACATTTTCAGCTACAACACAAACAGCAAGTTTGCAAAGCTGTTCGGCTGGGAAAAGATTGCTTCAGTTGACGGTGCTGGGGAGGTATACGCATGGGCGTTGAAGCAATAGCAGTTGCAGCACTGGCGGTGTCTACCGCATCTACTGTATATAGCATAGCAGAACAAAGGAAGGCAGGCAAGGCACAGCAGGAAGGGCAAGACATAGCCACTGCACAGCAGAAGTCTATAGACTTGGCCAACAGGCGTCAACAACTTCGTGAAGAGCGCATTAGGCGTGCACAGATTGAACAGGCGGCCTCTAACCAAGGTGCTGGTGGTAGCTCTGGGGAGGCAGGTGCAATTAGCGCCCTTGGCTCGCAAGTGGGGGCTAACATAGCCTCTATTAACCAAGGCCAGTTGGCTGCGTCAGGGATCAGTAATGCCATGTCTAGGGCTGCTGGCTCAACGCAGAGGGCTCAGGTAGCTCAGGGTGTAGCCAACCTATCTGGTACAATCTTCCAAGCATCTGGCGGGTTTGGGTCAGTCTTTGGTGGCGAGTCTGGAATTAACCCGCCCCCTGCAACAGGACAGAAGCAAATATCTCCTATTGGAACTAGAGGATTTAGTTTATAATGAAATTGTCTCTTGACTCTCTCAATAAAGAAGACACTGGAAGCAATCTTACCATTGACTCTCTGAAGGGTCAAGAGACTCTTCCTCTCGGTAATGACCTGTCTAACACCAACCGAGCGGCGTTTGCTTCTATGGCCGTTGGTGGTGATGTTGTTTCCAACTACCAATTCTTCAAAGACAGCTTAGATATTAACGCTGATGACCAACCAGTAAAGCAAAGCTTGCAGAAGGTTGAGCAAGCCCGTCAGCAACGAATCCTTGGTATTAGTGGCGAAATGCTTATTGACCCGTCTGTCCCTGATGGCGTTAAAGCAACCATCCCTACCTACTTGCAGCAACAAGAAACTCCTGACGCTCGTAAGATTGTGGCTGAACAGGCATTGTTTGAGGATAATGGCCGTGAAGGTGCTAACCAAGAAGCAGCACGCTCTTGGGTTTTTAATGACATTGATGCAGCCATCCAGTACAAGAAAGATGCTAACAAGTTTGTAATGGCCCTAGCAGCCAAGGATGACCAATCCACTTGGGACGCCTACAAGGATATGTTGGCGGAGATTTTCCCCGGTGCGCGTGCAATGAACGTGGCAGCAATCAGAGAGATTGTTGGCAGTCAGTTGGGCGGCAAAGACGAGAAGCCACAAGACACTTTGCTCAATATCTTCACCTCATTCTCTAACGAACGTGAAATGCGTGAGATGATTGAGAAGAAACCGCCACAAGAGCGTATGGAATTGCTCAAGAAGGTTGTTAATGTCATACAGGCCCAGTATGGCCCAGGCATGTTTGATAACAACGAGGTGGCTGTTGTAGAACGTGCTCGTATGCTCATAGCAGACCCAGAAGTACCATTCTCTGACATGGGCAAGGTAGGATCTGCACTTACTGACACTATCTTCAACGCAATGTCTATTATTGGAGTTAGTCCTGGCTGGCTTAAACCAACTGTTGCAGGTGTTGAGAAGGTTGCACCGAAAGTTGTCTTCAAGGAGTCTGTAGTTGAAGCAGAGCAGGCAGCGACTGCTGCTAAGCCCGTAGCGCCAGCTGAACCTATTGTTGCAGAGAAGTCAGTTAAACAAGAAAAACTGTTTGATGTTGCTGGCACAACTATGTCAGAAGCTGAGATAGCACAGAAGAGAACAGAGTTATCTGCTTTGGCAGAGAACAAGTTTGACCGTGGCACTGTGAAGCAACTTCGTTCAGAGCAAGCCGACCTAGGGAATAAGTTAGCGCAGCTTGAGGCTGAGAAGCTGGCCAACAAGCAAAATGCCTCACAACTCGCCAAAGACATGAAGGTGTCCCGCAAGGAAGCTTTGCGCAAAGCAAACAGGGTTGTTGATGAGCAAATTGACGAGTACAAAGCCCGCATCTCTGGCGTAAAGTCTAAGCTGGATTACAGCGAACGTGGCTATCTTGCAGAGGCAGAGCTGTCTAAATTTGACCAAGCAGTTAAGGCTGCCAAGCCGGTGTCTGCTACTAAGTCTGGTGTTAGCTCTGCGGTACGTCAGGCCCTAGATGAGGCGGCTGCCCACAATGTGATAGGCGCAATGAAGCCTTCCTCTGTAGTGTCTACCTTGTCTGAAACCAACCCAACTAAAGCTTCTGCATTTGTCAAGGCTGCAATCGACGACGAAACTGGGGCATTCGCCAAAGTAGTGTCTGGAACATCTCGGGAAGAATTGGCCAACGACTTGGTAACACCAATACCAGCTGTAGGCAAGGCTGTACGTGTCAAACCTGTGCTTGATGTTGATGTCAGTACACTTGACTTAGCCGTAGCTGACAGCGGTGTGCGCTACACAGATAAAGAGCTAAAGAGCCTGCGTGACAATCTGAAATGGTCTGTGCTTGGTGCTCGTGGTGTATCTCTCCGTACTCCGATGTCACAGCTCATTGAGGACAGCGATAACGGCTTCCGTATTAAAGGTATGTTCACTGACGGTAACGTTGGGTTCAATGACGCTCAGGAAGCCGTAGAACGCACCATGTTCGCTTTGCAGAACGAGGGTGTGGGGTTGGATAGCCTTACGGTGATGAAGCGCACAGAGAAGGGCTACGAGCCTGTAGAGAAGGGTGTTGACATTGCCTCCCTGCCCAAAGGTGACTACGCTGTACAGGTAGATCACAACTGGAACTTCCACCTAGAAACTGGCTTTGAGAAATTTGACATCAAGCGTAACTGGCTTGACTGGGGCAAGGGGCTGTTCAATGGCATGGTTAGCATGCGTCAAGGGTCTTTGACCCGCCATGTATTCAGTCCACAGCAGATGTTCCACAAAGACCTATCTCTTGGCGTAATCCCTGCTTTCGACAAGGCCGCTGGCATTACTAAGCGGCTTGCTAATTTAGCAGACGAGTTTAACAAACCATATGGGCAGTTGAGCAAGAAAGAGCAGAAGGAGCTTGCAGAGTACATCTACAAAGCTAACGTTGAACGTATTCCGTTTAACGCCCCTGAAATGATTGCTGCTGGATTCACTCATGACCAGGTGTATGTAATGTCCAACTGGAAGCGTTATTGGGACACAGCGTATGTCCTTGAGAACGCAGATAAGGTTAGGACTATGCAGCTCACTGGCTACAAGCTCTTCTCGCACAAGCAATCTGGCACAGAGCTGTTTGTCAAGCCTCAGGGTCGTAATGCACCTATTGTTGGCAAGGTGTACGACCCTGACACTGGCCTTATTGTTGAGTTGTCACAAGCTGGTAAGAAGTCTGTGTATGACGGAGGTGGCTATGTTGCACAACTGCGTGACCACGTAACGGATGCCTCTGGAGAATCGGCTAAGTACGTTGTTGTCAAGAATAACGTTGGAAGCTACGCACGAGACTTCAACGAGAATGACCGCGTACTAAACTACATCGATGGTTACTATTCTGTACGTCACGATGCGCCACTGTTTGTTGTCCAGAACATCAAAGATAAGAGTGGACGTATCCTGTACAAGAAGGCTGTTGCAGAGGCTGGTAGTATAGAGGAAGCAGAGCAAATGGCTAAGGCTATTGCTGCACGTACTCAAGGCCATATGTACGAGCGTAGCGGTCACGATAGTGCTGACTTCTTCATCCGTGAAGACATCAAGACCAAAGATGCCCTTGGACTGAGCGAAGCCCGTTTCGATGTTGGCATCTCCTCTGGCCGTTCAAGTCAACGTTTCCGTGGGGCACCTTTGGAGAGCTATGACCCACTGGCCTCTGGTCAAAGTCAGTATGTACAGAACCCACTTGAAGCAATGCAACAGACAGCGTTCAGTCTTGGTAATCGTATCGCTACACGCCCTGTAATTGAGACGCTTAAGGCTCGCTACATGGACCAGTACGCAGACTTGCTTGAGGTTGATCCTGTCACGCACATGAAGGGTTTCCCTGTAGACCCTGCTGACATTGGTCGTAACCTGACTGGAAGCAAGCGACTGACAGATGCCCGCACTATGTGGGAGTACATCAACCAGCTTGAGAGCGGGTATGAGAGTGCCATAGACGTTGGTACCAGATCAATTATTGGTATCATAGCTGATGGCGTAGCACGCATCCCAGTGTCCCCATTCAATGGCAAGGTTGAAGGTGCGTTACGTAGCTACGCTGGCAGTGGTAAGCCAACCTCAACACTGAAGGCTGCTGTGTACTACTCTTCTCTGGTATCTGCGCATATGGGCACATTCTTAATGCAGTCCATGCAGTCCTTCGCCAACCTGTCTGATTCTTTCCTGAACCCCAAGCTTTACCGTGATTTGTCTGACATGTTGGGCACTTCACTTGGCATTGCCTCTGGTGAGTCGCAGAAGAGAGGTAAGCAGTTGTGGAAGGAGTGGGAACGTACTGGGCATAGTGCTGCTGTAGATATTCATGGTGCAGCATTCATGGGCGGGGCTGGTTCAAGCCGAGAGCTTGGTGGTCTTAAGGCGTCACGTCCAGCCAAGACGGCGTATGGTGTAATGAAGTTTATACAAGGCTTCTACAACAAGGGCGAGCTTTTAAACCAATACACTGCTTGGCTTGCTAAGCGTTTGGATTTTGAAGCAGCTAATGGGTATGCCCCTAAGACAGCCCGTGAGCTTGATCAAGTACATGCTGAGGCACGTAACTTGACATACTCGATGAACCGTGCTGGTCAGATGCCTTACAATGAGAACACTCTTAACGTAAGCTTGCAGTTCTTCCAAGTGATGCACAAGGCGTTGTTTGACCCGTTGTTCAATCGTGGGTTGTCTATCAAGGACAGGGCTCGTCTCACTGTAGCGCCTCTGATGGTATTTGGCCTGCCGCTTGGTGTACGCAACCACATGAACTCAACAGTTGAAAGCTTGCCATTCTCTCGTGAGGAGAAGGATAAGGTACAGCGTGCAATGGAGTGGAGCCTGATGGCTAAGATGTTGGGCTCTGTTAATCCAGAACTCGGTACACTAGACTTCGGTAAGTACAACCCCCTTGATGTGGTTGGTATGGCCGACCGACTTGCTACGTTGTACACCTATCCAGAGATGTTCACTCGTAACCCAGCAGCATCGTTGATTGACCGTGGCCTGACAGCCGCTGTAACGACCTCTCGTTACGTTGGCCTGTCCACTGCTGATACAGGTATAGAGCCTAACGAGGAGGCATTGTGGGCGAGTCTGGGGGCTCTCGCAGCGGGCACTAGTAACATGTTCAAGGGCTCCATGCTTATGGAGAATGGCGTGTTCCGTGACAAATATGGGCGTCAGTTGGCTGATGAGATTAGCCCATTGCACGCATACGCACAGAAGTACTTTGCCATAACTCCTAAGGAAGTGTTGCAGACCTACGAGTTCACTGGCAAGGCAATTGAAATCAACAAGCAGTTTAAGGATGATGTTGCTACATTCATCAAGAACGCAAGACAACAGTTGGCCATGAATGGTGTGTTGGCTGACAGCCCAGAGTACGCTCAACGTCTTATGGGCGCTATGGTGAAAGGGTTTAAGGACAACCCAGCAGCTATGGATGAGTTGATGAATCAGCTTAAGTATGACATGCGTATGAATGGCGAGAGCAGTTATCTTGTCTCTATGATGAAGGCGTCAGGCTGGATGGAGAAAGAGCAGCTCATGGAGCTTGCTGTGCGCATCCCAGATGAGAAGCAGCGGAAGGCATTCTTGGACATGGTGGAACAACTTACCAGTAGTGGTGGAGAATAATTAATGGCTTTATTTCAACCTATGCAGCAAGGGCCTTCGGGCTCCGCTGTTACTCCAAAGGCTGAAGTGCAGGATACATCTGTAGACAGTATTTTGGGATTTGTAGAAAAGGCAGGCACTGGTCTGGCTGGTATGTTTCAAGATCAAGCCAAGACAAGTGGTCAGAAGGCTGTAGGTACAGCTCTTACAGCATTCATTGACGAGCAAAGTAGGATTGCTGAAGCTGCTGAGCAGGGGCTAGACCCAGCACAAGCTCGTACTCGTATGCGTGCAGCATTCAACAAGCACGCTGCTAACAACCCACTGTTGCTTGAGGAATTCCTGAAGGTTCAGAAGGCGTATGCCGAGAGTCAGATGGGGGAGGCAGTAACTAAGGGGAGTGTGGCGTATCAGGAGGAGCAAGCACAGAAGCAAGCCTTGGTGCAGCAGGCTGCACAGGACGGGTTTAGTGATGTAGCAGCATGGCAGAACTGGGAGGGTCAGAAACGGGCCTGGGAAGCTCAGGATGAGTTTAGAAAGCAGAAGTTATATGAGGCTAAGCTAGAAGCTCAAAGAGCAGCCACAGATGCTGCTAAGCGTTCTGCTGCACTGTCTAAAGTGAAGGAGCTGGAGATTGAAACTAAGCTGTCTCACAACCAAGGGTTGCGTACAGATTTGGCAGGTCAATTGGCTGGCGCTCAGTCTACGGTGGACAACATCATCAATATGCCTGCCACCACAGAGCAGAAGCTTCAGGCACTTCAACAGGCATCCAGTCAGCTTAAAGCTCGTGTAGCCGGTACATATTCCTTCGCAGACCAAGCCAACATATCTATGGCAATGACGCAAGTGGACATGATTCAGAAGTATGCCGAAGACGCCATTGTACAGGGAAAGAAAAGTCAAGCTCTAGACAACTCGTTCAGTATTGCGACTAAAGAGCGTGCATTGGCGATGATTGAGGATGACCAGTTTAAGAACATGGCTACTATGTCCTCTATCTTTGGTCAGTCACTCACCACAATCCTTGGCTCTGCACCAAACGAGGTGGCCAAGAAGATGGTGGACTTGGTTGTACCTCCGAAGGAGATGAAAACACCTCCACCTGTGTTGGACAAAGATTCTTCAGCAACTCTCGACAAGACACTACGTGATCAAGCCCGTACCACTGACTCTCCTGAATATCAGGTCCCTAAGAAGGAGGTGTTGGAGAACCAAGTTGTGAATGCCTTGCGCTCTATGACTTTGTATGGTGATGGGTATTCTAGTGAGGAGGATATGGCTGCTGCGTCTAAGATGGTGTATGGCGGGGCGTACGAGGCGTTGAATAGTGAAGGTGGGTTTAATGTTCCTGCTGAGGTGCAAGGTAAGTATAAGCAACTCGTGTTACGTAATTACGAAGAAGCCATGCTGGACATCAAGAACGAATACCTTGATGCTGCTGTGACTAGCTATAAGGCTGTAGGTGGTGGCATTGGCCAGTCTGTAGAGACCGAGCAACAGCCCTCCACTAAGGTGATTACCCCAACAGTAGAGAATGGCGTATTTAAGTTTGTAGCCACCGACCCATCTGCTGGTGCAGAGGCTATTCGACTCAACAAGACATTGGCACCTGCCATCAACAACTTGGCTAAGATGATTGCTGTTGGTAATGGCGACCCCGATTTGAGCAGGGCAATGAAAGAGTTGTCACCACGCCTATTCGAGGAATAACAATATGACGATGCAAAGATTGTTTGAGTTGCTCCTCCCAACTATACTTGCTGTAGGTGGTGTAGTGTATTCCACCTCTCAACAAACTGCTGTGTTGGTAGAGCGCATTGACAGCTTGATTAAAGTGATTAACAAGCACGACAGTGAGATTGATGACTTGAAGCGTCAGGTTGTGGAGAACACAATTAGGCTTGGTGTTATAGACGAGAAACTTAGTGTTAAGAAGGGGAGTTGATATGGCAAAGCGTGGCGAATACAAGAAGAACGCCAAGCCTGCCTCTGTTGCTAAACGTAAGTACAATCAGCAACCAGAGCAGAAGGCTCGTAGGGCGCAGCGTAATGCAGCCAGACGGGAGATGGAGAGGGCGGGTAAGGTGAGGAAGGGGGATGGCAAGGATGTCGATCATAAGAAGCACAAGGCCCGTGGTAAACTAGATAACAGCAAGAGCAACTTGCGCGTTATGGATAAGAGTAAAAATCGTGCCAAGAATCTTGGTACTGGTGGACGTCCTAAAGGAAGCAAAAGTAAATGACAGTTAACGTTAAAGATGCAGCAATTAGATTTTATAATGCACGTACTGGCAAGAGCATCACTACTATGCCTGATGCAGCTACAGCATATTACAACTCACTCACCGGCCTGTCTAAATCTAATTTTACAGAGGCTGAGGCTGGGTATTATGACGCAGTGAATCGTGGCGTTGTACAAGCGCCAGTAACCCCAGGGGGCACCAAAACTGTTGTGACATCCGGGCAGCAGTTGTCTGGCGTTACACCTACTGGTACTTACGTAAGTAAGGTAACATTCACTGTAGCTGGAGGGGTGATTACTGCAATCACTTTAAGCTGATGCCATATTCTAAAATTACTAAAGGGAAAGATAAAGGGAAGTATCGGGTAACTGGGGGGAAGATGAGGGGAAGGGTGATTAAGAAGGATCAGCTGGCTGCCATTGAGATTAGCAAGCACAAGAAGGGAAAGAAATAACTAGGGGCCATCAGGCCCCTTTCTTTTTGTCTAATTTTTGTAATGCATCACGAAGCTCATACAACTCTTCAAGGTATTGTTCATCCTCCTTTGTCTTCCACTGCTTTGCTCTTATCCGCCTGATGTCTTCTACTATCCAATCGTACAAACTCTTCCTCCCTACGTTGCCACATCTCCATTAACTGATGGTAGGCATACGCCTCCTCGCCATCCTTGGCCTCTTCCATCTTCTGTTTACACCATTCAGACAACTTCATCAATAAGCCTTCAGCAAATTCTCCAGAGAAATTGTTTCCAAATCGTACACACCATCTTTGGCATTATTCAACATGCAGATGCCGCGCCAGTGGTTGTTGGCTTGATATCCCTTATAAAGTTCATCGTGCATATAGAATGCACCAGCCACCAAGCCCATGTGCAGTCCTGTCAGCGTTTGTCTGCATCCGTAGAGGAACGATTGCTCATGCCCTTGGACAAACGACGCTTGGAGCTTATTAAGTCGATTATCCATACTACCCCCAACAGGCATACCACTAAGGGGGTTGTAAAAATAATGAGAGAAACAAATACCAGCCACAGTAAATACGTCGCGAAAGTCATGCACTTTCCAGCCACGTAAGTCCAGATTGTCATAGGACAAGAGCCCGTCAAGCTGTGGGTTTGACTCAACATGCCTAGCAATACGTTGTTCATGGTTGCCAATACAGAAGTGCATTTCTGGCGCATATGCTCGCTTCTTGTTTTCTCTCTGTCTTCGTTGGAGTGTTCGTAAACCATTTAGCATAATCCTCATGGCTTTGTTGCCAGCTTCGATGTCCTCATGCACACGTCGCCCTTCCATCGCTTTTTTGCCAAAGTCATAGGAAGAGAGTGACGCCATATCCCAGTGATCACCCACGTGCACTATAACATCTGGCCGTCGGTGAACAATAAACTTAGACAGAGAGTGCAGATGGTCAAGAGGCACATCTGGTTTTACTTGAGTGTCAGGAATTAGCAGTATGTTCATCAGATTCCTTTTTATTTTCTTTACAGCCACTCGGTGAATTGCACTGGCCACTACTATCGTTTGATTTTCCAGACTTGCAGTAGCACCACCCACAGTCCCAGTATTTACAAGTCATTTATCTCCTCCGTAGATGGCCACAAGACTCGGAAATGGGGCGGAGTCTTTGCACCCGCCAAACTTCAACCTACCTTTTAAAAACCGCACTTCGCTAGCCGCGCCGTTCCAGATATGCTCGTGAAAATATTTTGTGTCTGTCCTAGATGGGATTAACATAACAACTGTCGTATTAGCCTTAGACCCCTCTTCCCTGCACTTCTTTACCCATGCAGGTAAAGCCCTGCCATATGGTGGATTACAAAATACCACCTCCCCAGCCCAGTCTTTTGACAGGCCGTCGTCGGACTCCGTGAAATATTTTTCGCACTTGGCAGTTTGTGGCGAAGCGCAGGGATCCAGTGTGAATCCAAACTCCTCGTTTAGCTTGTCAAAGAAGTCTTGCGGAGTTGACCAAGTTTGGTCTTTGCTGCTAAACATCAACTCTGTATTCATTTATTTCCTTTGAATTGGTTTAGTTTGCGCACGCTATACATCTTGTATGGCTTGTAGGCATGCTCCACGGACAGGTAGTGTTCACCATTAAACGGCTTGACTTGCTTCAACTTGTCTAGTGATAGGTACAACGCCCCGTCCACAACTGCTGCCCACCACACATCTTCGCCATCACTTATTTCATGAGTATATCTGATCACCGGCCCATGTCCTCATACTTATCAAACGCCCTAATCCACTCAGCACATTGCTTAGAGCGCAGGATGTCCTCGTGCGTAAACTCAATCAAATGCACATTCAAATCAAGCGCCCTCACCATATCAATCAGCTTGGCCAGACCAGACCCTTGGAAACGTGGGCTAATCTGAGCAATGTCACCACACAATACAAGCTTGCTATACTTGCCTTGTCGTGTGAGCAACACCTTTAATTGCTCAAATGTCATGTTTTGCACTTCGTCACACAGAATGAAAGCATTGTCAAACGTCAGCCCCTGAATGTATTCGAGAGGGAGGAATTGAAGCGTCCCATGTTTCTCCCAGCTCTCCTGTTGTGGCACTGAGACACCATGCAATCGTAGGTTCTGCTCAATTGGCCTGACCCACGGCCCCATCTTCTCTCGTTCAGAGCCAGGAAGGAACCCATTCTTGTCAGCAAATGACACATTAGGGCGTGTCACAATAAGCTGCCTAGAACGCGTTTTAAGCCATTCCACTGCTGCCCCTATGCCACCGTACGTCTTACCCGTCCCAGCAGCTCCTATAGCTATTGTAGGCAGCATATCGCGGTCTCGCAGAGCGAGGTTATACAAGTCATGCGTCTTGGTCATCATCCACCTCTTCAAGGTCGTCCATCTCTACCATCAATGTGATGGGGAGTATTCCAATACGTGCTGCGACGACAACGAATACAGCCGTAAACAATCCAGTTACTAAGCACTCAAGGAGTGCGTTAAAAGCTGTTATCATTTTGGTTTTACCTCAATAGTAAACTTATGTTTGCAGCGCCTGCACCTAAGCCTGCAAACAGGAGTTTCCCAAGAAACTAGCTGAACTTGCTGAGACCCACATTCTTCGCAAGATGGCTGCAATCTATGTACAAACATCCTTCGTTCGTACATGTCAATATCGTAAAACCAACCCATCACGGCTGCCCCAGTTTGTATATAATTAACACAATAATGGCTATGGCAGCCACGCTTTCCCAGAATGGAAGCTTAAGCGCCATAAAACCACCAAGCATTGCGAGCAAGGCTATGGCAAGTTGTTTAGCCAAACAACATCCCCCATGTCTCTACGAGGAACTCGTAGCCCTCCATAAGAATAGCTGCTGCGAATACGGCAATAACAAGCCCAATCATTGCATTGCCAAGGAATGCAAACATGTCCTTAAGAAATTCCATCAGAACGCCTCCCACAGCTTATGAATAAGGGCTTCTTTCTCCCACTTAGTGAGGCTGTCATCTGAGCGTATAGCTAGCACTAAGTCAGACACAGAGGCATCTCCATCGACACCACCATCAGCAATCACCTTGTAAACTTTCATCTCCCAGAATTCTAAGTCAGTCATCTAATTGCTCCACATACCTAATTGAGTCATTATACCGGGCGTCGAGGAATGTCAACAACACAGCAGCAATGACAGGCGCATTGTCAAACTGATCAGCAAACTCACCAACCATCTTACGCTTGTAGTGCGTCACCTCAAGGCCAGATTTACGCAACGTCTTAGCCTTCTCAATTACGTCAATAGCTTTCTGTAAGTCGTCGGTGTTCTTTGTACGTGCAATGTATTTAGCCACTTTACAGAAGCAGCTATCCCCATTAGCCACCATGTATGTCAATTGTAATGGCTGTATTTTCATTGAGGTGTAATGGCTACCCCCCACTTGTTTATTCCATGCTGTCATATGTAAGACACCCCCACCTCTTCAAGGGCTGCCTCGACAAGGTAGTCCGCCATCATACCGCCTTGCTGGTAAGCTCTTCCCACGTTGACGCACAAAGCAGCTCGTGAGGCTTTCCAGCTCTCCCACAAATCTTTCTTGTGAGCGTCGCCGTAGCCATCAATGCTTGAATACCACTTTTCAAACTCCGCCCTTGAGTTACTCATGTCAAACCCCCTTAGCTTCAATACGTAACATAACGTTTTTCTTAATCGTCTCAGGCCCATACTTATCAATTCCAGACAGCAACGCATAGATTGCTGCATTCTCTTTATCAGAGAACATTGACAGATAGCGAGACGCGCATTCCTTACCCTCATCTACGTTCAAGTTTAATGCCATTACAGCACGATTGTATGCACGAAGAAGGGGTTCTTGTACTTCATTGAAAGTGTCAAAACTGCTCATTATTGTTATTATCCTTTTGCTTGTTTGCGTTGTTGTTTTTCTTCTTGGCACTTAACCCGATGGCACTCCTTACACAGCACCTGTAGACCTTCTTTCTCTACAAACATGCGCTCAATTACTTCATCCCATGTAGTGAATCCACTGACAGGTACGACAGGTTCTATATGATCGACGGCCACCTCTTTAGCTGGGAACTGATTATGACACTCCGCACATTCATAATGCTTTGCCATACGTCCTGTTGCTTTGTTTGTCTTTGTACCAACACAAGCGTCTGCAAGACATTCAAACTTAGGTGGCCAACGTCTTGACATTGCCCTAAGGCCACTCTTGATGAATGAATTGAAGCGGGCCTGTGTCCATTTTCCAGAGTTACGTAGCAATAGGTGCCCTCCACATAACAGGAATGCCTTCAGGGGCCTCCCTAATCATACATACGAGGTTTGCTGTCTCAGTTAGTAGCTCCATAGCCTGATCACCATACAATTCGTTATAGACGCTCTCAACAGCCTTGTAGAGCGACAGCTCATCTTGGCAGTCTTTGAGCAGGTTGTATGTTTTAATATCAGACCAACCTCTTGCCCCTCCGATGTTGTCAACGCTGTCTCCGATAAGCATCTGAGCGTACAACAACATGTCCCCAGTGCCCTTGAGCTTCTTACCACCCTTAAGCTCTAGTGTACCGTGCTTGTCCACACACTTAGGCCCAAAGCTAGGTTGCTTGCCACACTCCCATCCGTAGTGCATCCCAGGTACTTGACGTAAGTCTTTGTCTCGTGTGCAGATGATTGTGTCCTTAAACTTGAGGCGTTCTGTTTGTCGCATTGCCATCAAATCATCAGCCTCAAGCCCTTCGACAAGCTCACTGTCATAATTAGCCATGAGATATGAGCGTATGTATTTCAGGTAGTGTGGCTTATCCCCTTTACGATTTCCCTTGTAAGGCTTGCTCTTGGCCACATCATTGCGGAAGTTAGTCTTGCCAGTGAAGAAGATTGTTGGTGGCTCTGTTGCATACACCTCTGCACAGATTTCCTCGATCTTATTTGTCACACGTTGATTGACTTCTTCAACAGGCACAAGGACAAGCTGGTCGTCTTCAAAGCGTTGACAGCCAAAGGCTAGTTCATACGCTACTAGGTCTCCGTCAATTAGTGGTTTTATTTTTCTTCTCCTTTCCTAGGTTGATGTAATGCTTCTGGATGTCTCCAATAGCCTCGTAGTACAGGTCTTTATAAAACTGAGCCTCAACACGCAAGTCATTACGCTCTGTTGTCAGCTTATCAACAGCTAGCTCTAGACGCTTAACGTAGTCTAGATTGGCTACTTTGTTGCAAGTTGTGCCACAGCACATTTCAATGTCGTGCAACTTACAACCTCCGTACAGCTTCTCGTACAAGCTCTGCATCTGCATTGTTGGTGATGGCGGAAAGGTATTCCGCCAGTTCAAGGAGTTGTTCTTTAAGCTCTTCTTTATTCAGTTGGTGCAACACCTTCCTCCTCCACAACCTCAAGGCGAGACGCCTCAATCCAGTAGAATTTCATCTCACCGTCTGGCATGTACATAGCCATGTCCTTACCTTCAATGTTGGCTACACTATTCACAGCACCAACGTCGCCCTTACGGAAGCCGTATTTACCCAGCCCCTTGGCATTAATCAACTTAACTTTGTCACCAATACTTACCACGGCTCATCGTCCTCTTCTTGCTCAACAACTTCAGGCTCAACAGGTTTCTTAGCTGTCTCCTTGACAGGTGCAACAGCCTTCGGCTTTCCTTCAAGCACAGCTTGTAGCTCACTGCCTTCATAATCCAAGTTAGACTTAATCTTGTCTTGAATCCACTGAGGCAAGCTGCTGAAGATTTCTACATCAGGCGCTGTGGTGTCGAAGAACTTAGGGACATTCTTAGGTTCGGGTACTTGCAACCCTTTCATCGGCGGCGTTACACTGCCCACCTTAGCACGCCCCTTCTTGGTGTGTGCAACAGTAAGTGTACACGGATGACCAAGCAGCCCTGTCCAGTCTCCACCATATTTCTTAGGTCGGTCAAAGGCCAGATAGCGTTTAGTGGAGGTGGCCAATTCACTGTCCAAAGGCAACAGGGGAATTGACTCACTAAGCCAACGAGGCTTATCCTCAATATCGTTGCCTTGCTCGTCTTTCATAAACTCAGTGCAGAGTTCATATGTCAGCATGATGTAGCCAACCGGAGGGCGGTCGGTGTCTGCTACATAACCCTGTCCATCAACCCATTTGTCACGGTAGTGGCGACCAAGGTCGATGATTTGTGCAAGACGTGACGGGTAGTTACCCACTTCAATCTCATCTTGCGGAGCAAACTTCTTACCATTACCGCCAGCTTGCTTAACTTTACCTGCGTTCAAACCTGCCATTTACTTTCCTCTTATCAATGGATTTGGGCGTATGATGCCCCGAAGTCAACAGAGCAATCTAACTCCCTGTTGAGCTTCAATTCTTTGTTAGTCTTGTCCATACATTCATGTAAGAACTTAGTTAGTTTATCTCTCTTGCCTTTACGTACAAGACAGATTATCTCGTCGTGCATCTGTCCAATGATAGGTACTTTGCCTGCCTTAACATACTTAACCCACGTATCAAAACAGAATACGCCAGTGCCTTGGTTGAGCGTCGAGAACCTGTCTTTGTCATGCCTCAGCGAGTACCAAAACTTACTCACTGGATTGAACAACCACTTACGACCATTGCATTGCTTTACTTTCTGCTCCTCTGCTATGGCCTTCACGGCCCAGTTACGACGCCAATACGCCTCTACAAGCCTGCCACCCTCGGCCTCTGTTACACCTGCTGTTATGGCTACACGGGGTCCGCCTGCTCCGTAGACACAGGCATAGTTGACAGCCTTATATATCTTACGGATAGGGCCAAACTTCTGTGTGCCGTCTTTATGGGCTTGTGCCTGCTCGCTTGTTAGTGCTTTAGCAAACACAGCCAAGTCAAGATGTGGATCGAAGTCTGGTGTTGTCATCTCCTTAACATATTCTGGATCATGTGGCCACATGTAATGTTGCTTAGTTCTGTCCTCAAGAGAGGCGCAGTCAGAACCACATAGCTCGAAGCCATCTGGCGCTATAAGACAACCACGTATATCTTCGCCATAGGGCTTATCAACTCCAGGCAGGTTAACCACTACAGCGTGCTTGAAGCGTAACGTATTAGTTAGCCCCTGCACTTTAGCCTGTACATAGCCGTGCTCGTCAACGTTGGCTAAGAAGCCTTTAAGAATCGAAATGCGATGTGACAAGACTGATAGGCCATTCAGTACTTCTAGCTTTGGCTCCTTCTCGAATAGGCGTTGAACACATGGACATACACTTGGATAGTCTGGATGTTTAGAGTCCAAGCTAACCTGTGGTATCTTCTTTATGTCTCCTGTTTCTTTGTTGCGCTGGTATTTAAACTCACTAGGCACCCACCCAAGTCCGTACAACCAATCTTTAATCTGGTCATGACTCCCTGGGTTAGGTTCTTTGTAACCATCAACATATTCTACAACACCGTCATAGTCTTCAGGTAGTCCCTTCTCCTCCAGTAACTTAAACCAAGCAACGCCTGTTGCGCTCTTACTGCCATCCATCTTAAATGGCTTAGCAGGGCGTGTCTTCTTCTTGATTACAGGCACTTTAGGCATGACCTGTGCCAGCTCTACAACCTTCTCCTCCTTTAGCTTAGAGAGCCTCTCAAGAGCTTCTGTGCAACGTTCAACATCAAGCTTCCATCCAAACTTCTCTTGGTCTGCTGCGCATTTCATCTTGAAGGTTAGGTAGCGTATAAACTCCCACGCCTGTTCTTCACCTTCGTACAGCTTGACCAACTGCTTCCACTGACGCTTCCACAGCAAGGTATTAATCTTGACGTCTTCCTCACAACGATGCACCATTAACTTTGAGTGCTCGTCCTTCTTTAACAGTATCCTCCGATATTCTGCCTCCATGTCATCTGGCGATAATGTCTTAAATGTTTCTAGGTCCACTTAACAGCTCCTCAGCACTACTAAGGCCCCTCTTTCTCCTACACTGGATAGTAGTCCTAGGGACGCCAGTTAGCCTCGATAACTCAGCCTCGGTCACAAGACCACCGTCGTACTTTATTAAGATATTCCTGCTTGTGTTGGATTGTTGCTCTACAGCAGTAGCCCAGCGGCAGTTCTCCGCAGAGTATGGCCCGTTGTTGTCTTTCCTGTCAAGAGTGCAGTGCTCTGGCCTGTCCCCCATGTCTTCATAGAAGTTCCAGAAAGACTCAACCCACCTCTCGCAAACATAGACACCTCTGCCACCGTAGTATTTGTAAGTCCTGCAATTTGCATTGTAGCACCTGGTCATCATACTCTTCCAGGTGCCATACATTGGGTGCGAGTCTGTGTTGCATAGGTTGCAAGTACCCCTTGTACTGCCTTTTGTCCTCAAGTTTGACATTGCCACCTCTTTGGTGTGGCCACAGTTAACGCATCTGCAAGTAAAATATCTGTTCTTGCCTCTCGGATTTGCAGTGGCAAGAATTATATAGTTTGAAATCCTATCTCCTACCTTCATAGTACTCCAATATAGTTGCCTCTTCTTCTGTTATACCTTCCCAATCTGTAATGATTGGCTTTGGCACACCAAGCTCTTCACCCCATGCTTCAAGACCGTGCAGCTTACGTTCTGGTTCGAGATACCAAGAAATAGCCAATGAGTCTACAAGTTCACACTTAACCTCAATACCTAGGAGCCGTTCAAGTGTGGGTATATCATACCTAATAATATTATGGCCAACAAGAATAACATCTTCCCTTGACATCAGCTTGGCCACTCTTTCATAGCTTGTTGTGGAGTGCATCTTGTCGTCCATGTTTGCGGAAAGGCAATGAAGCTTTGTGGCTTTCAGCCCATCCGCCTCCACATCAAAGACAACCACCTTTTTCATTTATTTCCTTTGAATGTATTAATTTTCATCATTACATCGTGGAAGACAGGGTCGTAAGACCAGCAGCTAACCTTCCATTGTAAATCATTTATCTTTACAAAAACCTTGCCACCAGAAGTCAGGTGGTAAACCCTATCGGGGTACCCATTCCTATGCCTGTGTGTTGCTTTCATTTCCATACCTCTCCCTCATCTTGGCACAAAACCTGCCTTTAATCTTGTGTACATTACGAAGATTAAGCCCTGTAATCTGTACAATTTGTGCATCTTTACATTGCAAAGCAAAGGCACAATACAGCACTTGCCTGTGGTGTTCTGGGTACTCCTTAATCTTGTCTAAGATTTGGTTGAGAAAATAACCATCCTCTGGTGCGTGCTCTGCTGTCCAGTCATCCTCCTGAATCTCTGTGAAACCACCACTACGATTGGCACGCTTCATATCATAACAAGCCTTGTTGAAGATGGCGTTAAACCATGTGCCAAGCTCACCAATCTTTGGATTGTATGTAGCGTAATAACGGACAGCACGTTCAAAGGCGTCGTGTACAGCGTCCTCTGCCCATTCTGGCCCAACACGCCTAGCTGCTGCACCAACTAATATTTTACGCTTGAGCTTGTAGAAATCAACTAGCTGTTGCATGTTTGTTTCCTTTGAACTTATTGACCTTTGTTAGGTCACACTCATAATAGAAGTATCCACGTCCACTCTCAAAGACTACGTAATAATCTCGTTCAGCGTGCAAAACCTTCCCGACCATGCCTACATAAGCCTCCATCTTATCAATCCAACCCCTCCTTGTTGTTGGCACAATCTTAACCACATCTCCAACTTTAAACATATCAAATCTCCTTAAACATGCCTGTGTGTTTCTGCCACTGAAGCTGGCACCTACCAACCTCACCAAACTCTCGATCGTCTAACAACACGAGAGTACGCACATTACGCTGCTCCTCTGAGAGCTCTGGGTCTTTATTGCCCTCAATACCAAACATATAATTACATGAACGCCCCATTGCACGACTTCCCGCAAACTCAGACGTCAGCACCTCACCACCACGATCATGTGGTTTACCACCTTCCTTGTTACGCAAGTGGCAGAAGATGAAGATGACGATGTTCAAATCCTTGGCCATTGCTGAAAGCTCTTGTGCCACCTCCTGAAGCTTTGTATTGGCGTCAGCAGCATTCATCCCGTTGGTTAGGTTGGTGATTGGATCAATGAACACCGCATCTACGCCATTAGTGGCAGCGAACACAATGTCAGCCTTTAGTGTTTCCCAACCCAAATGTTGGTAGATGTTAATTAGCTTTAGCTTACCACGCAACATCTCACCCGCCCTGTCATAGGCGTCATAGTCAAACGGAATGTTTGGGTCGTGGAAAACCTTACCAACAATCTTGCCACACATCAGCTTGTATGTCTTCTTGTTGGCCTCCTCCGGCTTAGCCATCAAGACAGTCCAGCCATGCTCTTTGATTAGATGAGCCCCTATGGCATTTACAAATTCAGACTTTCCTAACTTCTGGGCAGCACCAAAGTAAATTGTCTCACCCTTACGAATCCCCCTAGTCTTCTCTGTTACGTATTCCCAAGGCCATGACACGCCATATGCAGCAGGCTCTTTAGCTGCCTCATGCAAGCTCTCTGCGTCTACAATGCGGCTGTTCTTAGGCTTGGCAGCCTTAAAGCGTACAGCATTAAACAGGGCCTTCTTATATCCCTCCATTAGACATTCATTGGCGTCCTTGGCAAGCAACTCAGCAGACATAGCCTCTGGAAGAATTTTACACACTTCCTCTGCTGCCTTGCGTCCAGGCTCATCCATGTCGAAGACAAGAACAACTTCCTTGAAATGCTGTCTAATCTTCGGGAGTAATCGCCCAATGTCTCGTGCAGCAGAGGCTGCCCCATGTGGAATGGATACAACAGCAGGGATGTTACCAGCAAAATCTCCCTTGTTACTCTCACAAATCACTTGCCACAGAGCTACAGCATCAAATTCTCCCTCGGTGATGTATAGGCGCTTATCCCCAGTGGCCACAGCTTCCTTCCAGCCAAACAGGTCAACACCCTTCATACGACCTACACTCCACACCTTCTTAGGTTTGGAGAGCGTAGCCATCTTGGCACCAGTCACCTTCCCATCAACTCGATATGGAAATGCAGCAAGCATTGGTGTCTTGCCGTCTCGCTCAGAAAAGCCGATACGAACACCAAAATGAGCAAGACTTTCTTTCTTCAACATACGTTCAGGCAATTCAATCGCCTTGAGCTTTCTTATCTCTGCCAGATCTTGCTTAATGTCCTCCTCTGTCTTAACTTTAACCTCTGGCTTGTAGTCAGGTCGTTCTTTATATGGGTCTGGTACGTGCTCTCCACATGAGAAGCAATGTCCAGTGTAACGCCCATCTTCCTCAAGAAAGACTTGCAATCCCCTTTCTGTCCCACACGAATGCGGGAGTTTTTCAACGCACGTCCCCAAGCGTCCTCCTGTTTATTTGTTCCCTTTTAATGTATTAATTTTCTCTACCAACCAATCATTACTCTTAGTGTAATGGTTAAATCCACTGTAAGGCCCGTTCCAGGTGCCCCTAGTGGGGTCCTCACACCAATAGGTATCACCTATTGAATGAGTGTAGAAAGTGGTTCCGTCGGCCTTAAAAATGAGTTTGTGCGTTGCTTTCATACTTCTTGCTCCTCCATTTCAATACATCACGCTTGTGTCTCGTCGTCTGCAACCCACTTACGGTAACGTTTGTTCATTGCCCTCTTGGCCTTCTTTACGTTCTTTGGTCGGTTGATTAGGTAGCAGTACAACTTACGATTGTACAATACATCTTCCTCTACGCCGGACTTGAGCTTTTGTTTTCTTCCCTTAGACCAATTCATCAGTATCTCCTAATACAACTAAATTTAGTGAATTGCGACAATAACCCACCCAGGAGTTTTCTTATAGTATTCAATAGCCCCTATGTCTGTCCATACACCTTGCCAGTTAAGATATTGAAAACGTGTGTTGTCCTCTGGGCTAATACGAAACTCGTACTCATATTTATCCTTGAAGATTGCTTTGTAATGGGTCATTTATTACCCTTGAATTTGTTCATCTTCTTCATCCAATTACCAGCCCACAAGTATCCACCCCCACCATTTACCTCGTACCAATACCCATCAGCCTGGTGGCCACCAACTTCATTCTTGATCTTCATAGGTCTGTCACAATATTCCTCCATACCACCAACAAAACCAGGGCCGTCCATTTTATCGTCCGGCTCTGTAATAATAACAACATCCCCAGGCTTAAACATCTTTGAGCGCCTCCACATATTTGTCCAGTGTAGTGCCAGATAGCCCAGGTGCGCTATTAACTTCAAGCACATAGGCTTTCTGTTCTTTGCCATTGTACACAACATCTACAGCCCCGAAATCTAGACCAAGAGCTTCTACAGCAGCAATAGCCTGCTTCTCACAATCTTCTGGCAAGTCAAAGTCTTCAATCTGGAAGATGAATCCATTGTCGTGGTTGCGTACTTTCCAATTAACTTCTTCATCAGGCACATCAAGACGTCGTGCCTTACGTTGCTTGTGAATCATCTTGCCATTGAACACATGCACACGATATTCATTTTGCTTCTTGACATAACGTGTGTACAGTGGAGCCTTGACAAGCTCGGCTTCGTTCTCGGCAATGATGATACCATTTCCACTGTGGCCATTAAGCACAGTACGACATACCACCACATGCCCTTGTTTAAGCCACTCAGAAGCCTCTACAACCGATTCTGCCCATTCGGGAATACCTACCTTGCCGCCCATAGATCGGAATGCTTCTAGCTTGTTTGAGGCGCGTTTAACAGCGTCTGGTGTGTTGAGCACTTTACCTGCACGAATGTCTCGTACAATGTTAGACGCCCCCCAGTTAACCAGAACATCCACACGGATTGGCTTGCCTTCATGCTTAATGCGTTTTGCATTAAGGGCTTTAGCCAGTGCTGTACCGCCTTCAGAGAACTTATTCCATAGGTAGAATTTCATTTGATGTTTCCTTTGAATTTTACAATTTTATCCAAGTCGTGGAATTTGTAGGACAGCACTTGGCTACCCTCATAACGTGCAGAAACATCCCACATCTTACCAGGCTCAAACACCGACTCAATTACAGCCTTCCCATATTTCCGTTGCTCATAGAAGCGGCTGTTACTGCGTACAATCACTTCGTCACCAACCTTAAACCTGTTCATCACCAGCCGCCCTCAAACGCAATGTGCTGGATACGACGAACACCGCGCATAACAATCTGTCGGTCTTCGTCAGTCATGTTAGGAAACCACTCTTCAGCGAATGCCCCTTGTGTCTCACTGCTCATCATCAGCAATGTGACAGGACTTATAATCGTGCGTGCCTTGTCCTTTAGAGACACCAAGAACTTAGCCCATTCAGCAGCAGCCTCAAAATCACCATCTCCACGCCACCCACGGAACTCCAAAGACCCATAACGGAACAGGGCATTGAAGTTGATAGAGGCGTAGCGGATGTTGTCAGTGTTCAGCAGCTTCAGGTCTTCTGTCTTTACAACGTCGTACAGCAACTTACCAAGCCATTCAGCGTCTGACATACGAAGACAGAACAGATTTCCCTGACGTGTGTCACCGAATCTACGACTAATCAAGTCCTCCATACTCAAGTACAGCAGGGCGAAGTTGAACAGTTGTGTGTACGTTAAGTCACCAACGTTAATGTGTACGTGAGTGCCAGCATAGCCAGTGTTGTAAACCTTGGCCTTGTCGAATGCCTCGCGGATAAGCTTAATTTTGGTGTCAAGCTCGTTGATGTGGCATGGCTCAGGCAATACATATTCGTGACTCTCGCCACGTAGTGAGCCATCGTTCTCTACACGCCACCCAGGCACATTGTTGGGGATGTTAACTCCCTCAATTTCAAATTCAAGGCCAACGTGGTCTGTGTAGGTGTTCTTGATTCCTACGAGATTTTTAACAAGCATAACTACTTATTCCCTTTGAATGTACTGACCTTCTCGAAGTAGCCTGCTTTAACCCAGTAACCACTTACGAAGCCCCCGCCCATGACACCAAGATCGTGGCCGCCCATCCAGCCATCAATGTCCAGTCCATACCAATCTTCGTCTTCAAGGACAACGACCTTTGCCGGGGCTCCCACCAAGGCCACCCCCTGAAATGGTCTTGTAATTCTTACTTTATCACCAACCTTAAACTTGTTCATCAAAAATCTCCTTCAATACTTGCTCCAGATAAAACTTATCAGGAATTAGTTGCACCACTTCACGACGTACAACACCAACTTCCATGTCCTTGTAACACAGCTTGATTGAGCGCCCATCTCTGTACAAACCCCAATCACGATGGAAAGGCATGGCCTTGGCCGCCCCGTCAACCACCAGCTTCAACACTTCTGGGAAGCTCTTGTACTGATTGAGGATTGGCTGGAACATACGACTAACATGTACACGTTCACAAGGAAATGGCATTTCATGGCACACCAAACTCTCGTTAGCTAACGATTGTTTATACTTACGTTGCGGCATACGTGAGGTGTACACATAGCTATCCCCAGTAAACACATTACCTGTATGAACAGGGTCAATGTCCACTTCCTCCAGTTTGATACGGTGCATAGGAATGCCATAGAGCGTTTCCCCATGCAGATGAGTACCATCATACCCAGCAAGCATCACAGGCTCACCACGGGCCATTACAACGCCGTTAACGAGGCGCATGTTGATGTCTTCTTTACGATAGAATGGCTGTGCCATGTAAGTTACCTATAAACTTGCGCTTAATTTTCTTGGTCTGCAGTGAGAACTTCTCATAACCAAGCCTACTATAATCAGACCGAACCCACTTTGTACCTGCCCAGCGCATAGCCTTAAGTGGTGTGAGAGACGCCAACTTAAAGAAGTTACCTGTCTTTGGGCCGTAGTGGGTGGCACCACTAGGAGCTACAACCATACACAACCTTCCCTGTCTTAACAACTTTGAACAGATTGCTGCATTCAGCAGCCCGCTTATCCCATTGCTGTTTGGCTTTATTGTTCATTTGATGTTCCCTTTAAAGGTGATATGCTTTTCAAACTTACTGATGTGGTATGAGTGTTGTATCTCTACTTCCTTAACTCGGATACAGTTCATTGGTCTAAGTTCTGAAACAGTGTACGTCCTCCCAGTCACCAGCACACGACTAGCACCACTGTGCACACACTTAACCTTATCCCCCACTTTAAACATCACATCAACCCCTCTGCACGTACAATCTTCTCAGCAGCTTTCACGTCACTGCTGTTGATGATTGATTGGATGTCGCCGTACTTATCCACCATAGACTGGCCAGCATCAAACGCTTCATAGCCACGTACAGTAGCGTCATATGCCCAGCCCATCAGCTCACTGTTTTCCAGCCAGAAGTTAGACAGGGTACGATATTCAACACCATATTTCTTAGGTCGGAATGCACCAGCTTTACCATACAATTCACGACGACGGATGCTGTCAGGATGTGTGTCAAGCAGAAGAGACGGCAAGCCCAGGTAGAAGTCAAGCTCACGTACAAGGCTTGCACACCAACGCACATACCCACTATCTTCAGGCTCCCCATCATCGCAGAAGCCGATGTGGATGTGGCCTGCTGCTGTACGGAAGTGGCGCTCTCCATTAGGACGTGGGTTAACATCCACTGTCCATGCGTTGTAATCTGGGTCACAGCCAAGCTCAAGTGCTTCAGCAGGCTGGGCACGGAGATATTCAAAACCGAAATCTGCAACAGGGGCAATGGTGAGCTGGTAGTCAGGTACCATGTCACGAAGGATAGACATCACTCCGTGAATATTTGTTATGAATTGCGCCTTGTTTTCAGCCGGGTCGATGTTGAACTCCAATGCCATGCCATCCACTTGGACAGCACCATTGTTAACTTTCTGTGGGTTTTTCTTGTCACCAGCTACGAGAGCATGTGCACTCTTGAATACACCAGCTTGCTTAACGAAGATTTCCGGGTCTGCACCAACAAGAATTTTACTCATGACTTATCTCCTATTTATTACCTTTGAATGTGCTTACTTTGATCAAATCTTCTTTGCGGTACGAGTTGTGACCACCATCCCACCTCACGGATATCCAATCGCCATCATACATCTGGCCTGTTGCTACAACCCCAACAATTCCGTGCGGTAACTGATTTTCTCTGTTGAAATACTTAGACTTAGGGTTGATTTTAACCATATCACCTTTCTTAAACATACCTACTCCATTTGATAGCACTTTTTACAAACACGCACGTTAATGCCGTGTACTGTCTTGTCTGAAATATCGTCAACACTCTCAAACAAACCACAACATTCACACATCTCCTCTTCGTCTGTGCCGTCATCAAGCTGTATCAGCTCAACAACTGAATCGGCCTTCACAGACGTAACATAGGAGTTACTAAAGCTAACAACACCAGTGAATGTGAATGGGCTATCCCCCATCAATTGAATGAGGTCAAACTCCCTGGCAGAGCGTGGGTTAAGCCACACATTAACAGGATTGCCTGTCGGGGTCTTGCATTCTACACGCAGAGAGGCGTCTCTATTTGCACTGTGGTGGACAGCTACAACCTCAAACTCAATACGCTCTCCTTCTTTGTAAGGCCCTTGTCCAGATGGCCTTGCTGTAACAGAATAGCTTACAACAGGCTTTACGTATGGCTTAACCGACCGTTGCTGGATATTGCCCATAACGTCCACAGTGAGCAGGGTGTCTACAGGAAGCTCTGTCAGGTCTTCCAGTGTAACCCCATTACGCCCTGCGCAAGATAGCAGCATCCAGTGCTCAGACGCAAACAGAACAACGTTTGTTCCCTTCTGTCTTGCGCAGAACATGGGCCGCTCTTTGTTACGTATAACGTTGAGCAGCTTTGCTTTCTTGTCCCACCACATGACAGTGGCAGCACCTTCGAGCTTGCCCCACACAGCGTCAATGCCATCTTGGTCGATGTTGTGAATAAGGCATTCGCTGTCCACTATAAACTTGCCAGAGTCTTTGAACTTCTTCCAGTTTATCAGTGTCCCATTGTGTACACCAACAATGTTGTCAGCCTCAAATGGGTGGGCATTGCTGGCGGTTACGTCCCCAACAGTGGCCCACCTATTGTGGCCAATACACACATCTGGCAGCTTATCAAATGCCCGCTTGAATTGCGGAAAGTGCATAAGTTCGTGAGGGAGCATGGCCTTCTTAACTAAGTGGTCTTCATCACCACGAACTACATACACCCCTGTACTATGTGGCCCACGCAGACTGTCCACAACCAGTAGGTCATGGAAGGTTGCCACTTCCTTTTTGAACATCCCACCGATTACGGCTACAATTCCACACATTAGCTGTTTCCTTTGAATCTTTTAGCTTGTTTTACAATAGTAAGCTCCGGCCACGCATCTTCCCAAAAGTTCCAATAACCTCTCGGCCCTTTTATTTGGGATTCGTGCCCGCAAGCTGTCCCACAATGACCAATCCTGGCTTCTGCTGCTGCCTTTGAGCAGACAAACACCCCTCTGTGATCTGCATGGTAGGCTGTGGCATTACCTTTTAGATGTTCACATTCAACAACATCACCAATCCTTATTTTGTCCCAGCTTACTTTCATCACAAACCTCCACTAAGAAGTTTATCAACCAACATCAGGAAATGCTTACGACATTGATGATCTTCAGTGACAATTTCAGGGTGTGGCTGGTAGCACAGTGATTTAGTCGGGTCGTAATACACCACCTCACAATCATCCTCCTTACCAGCAGAGGTGCCTTCAGCGTTCATCTTATATGAAGCCAGGCCAGCACTGACCAACACCTCACCATCAGCACTAGGACGCATCATCTGGTGGTGCGTTGATGATACCATTATCTCACCCCAATACTTACACATGGCCTTGTGTGTACCTGAAATGGCATGATTGTCAACATCCTGCCACATCTTCCCGCCATTCATTACATTTAGGAACTGCCCACCACGACAGATACCAACCATAGGCACGTCATGGTCATAAGCCCAGTCAAATACTTTCTCTTCGTATTTGTCACGTTCAGGTGAGCAATAAGAACCAACGTTCTCCTCCCCATATAGCTCAGGAGAGACATCAGCACCACCTGTGAAACACAGCAAGTCAGCTTCCTGCATTGAGTGGGCTAGTGCAAAGCCTGCCTGTTTAAACATACGCTCGTAAGCGTAACCACCCCCAACTACGTATACTTTTTTCATTTGATGTTTCCTTTGAAATTTGGCTTGTTGGGTAAAAACCTACTCTCGGAGAAAGCAGTGCTATGAAAGCCCTCTAGCTGTACAAAATACTCTCCGACAAAATAGTCTATTTTGGCTATTTTGTACACCACATCTGGCAGCAAGTAAGGGTGGTCATCCCCATCTTGCTTTCTCACCATATCCCCAACTTTAAAAGTGCTCATCTGCCCACTCCTGCAAAAATTCCACACAAGCGTTAAGAGATTGTTCAACAGGCAATGGCTTAACCATGCCACGCACCATCTCACCACCAATCTGCTCTAGCCCCTGTTCAAATGACCTGTCACCGCCAGCTTTGAACAGGTTGTCAGTTCCATCGTAGTTGTTATCTACAACAAAAGGTTTTTTGGGCTGTGCCATCTTGTGGTTGATAAACGACACGCAACCTTTGTCCCCTATACGCCCGACAGGGATAACACCATGCCCGCTGTGGTCTCGTGTCCACTTTAATGTGTCCTTGCTGTATACAGCTTTCTGAGCAGCAAGGAATGCCAAATCAACAGGCACACCACGCTTGCACAGTGCATAAAACGCATTTACACGATCTTCAAATTCCCATGCCTGACGTGTAGCAATACAGGCCATGCCAATGGCATTGGCTGGTTGATTTACGTCCAGCACATATCCACCACTTTCAACAATGGCGTCAATGTCCTTGATCAAGAAGCAATCTTTTAGCGGAGAGAGGTTGGCCAGGTAGTATCCCCACCAAATGGATGCTTCTGTCTTAACCTTTCCAAACTCTGTCACAATGTAGTCACACTTTCCAGCATGGCGAAGGTCATAATGGCAAGCATTACCAAACTTATTCTTAACATCTCCACTCTTGATCACGCACCAGTTGGCCGTACCTCTTGCGCCCTTCTTAATTGCTGAGAACGCTTCTTGTATAGAGTCGTCAGCCAGAAGCTTAATCTCTGACAACCCCAACGGCTTTTTTGGCAGTGCAATCTCCACAGGCTTGAACAAGTGCTTGTACTGCTCGTCCTTGAATTCAGGCACAGATACAGGCTCAATCCATGCCAGATTGACACCAGTCTCGTCATCAAGCATCAGGTAGTGTTCCTTGATTCCATCTTCATCGAACAGCTCAATGTCACCAGCCTTGATTTGCATCTTGTGCCCATCGAACTTGTCCATGGCAGGAGACCAACCAGGCCATTTGTCCGTCTTACTTGGCTTGTGCACTACCACTTCAATGGTGTCTTTGATTTCATAAATGAAATCGAAAGCAGAGCGCTTCATCTTGCGCAATTGTAAGAATTGCTCACCAACTTTCTTTACGTCTGCAAACACAGAACCATTGTCGTGAGTGCCATTTGCCTTAGCAACAATGCACATCCCTTCCCTTACTTTATCAACAGACAGGTTTTTAATCTTCATTTATTTTCCTCCAAGAAATTCTACTAATCTATTGGCTAGGATTACCAACAAAAAGTACGCTATTAGTAACGGCCAGAGAAGAATAACTGCCGCAGTGAACGGGCCGTCCTTATCCAACCAGTCATACTTCCTACAAATTACAGCCACAACTATACCAGACATTAGGTACAGTAATAAAAGCAGTATTTCCATAAAATCTCCTATAAGCTCGTATAAACGATTTTAATGACATACCCTATGCCATCGTATTGGGTGACGTTACGATTGATTGTAGAGCGTTACAGGAGCCATGCCAGTATCAGCTACCACAGCCACGGAACACATGGCACCCTCCGCCATACCTCGTGCTGTCCTCATAAACCTCTCTTGGCTTTGGTCTTGCCCTTGGTTTCTCCAGCGCTTTTGCACGCTCAAGTGCCTCTTCTACAGCCCTTTTTACAATCCTTTCAAATTGACGTTCAGTAATATTCATGTTCACCACCCCAGTCTTTTGTTAATTTACCATTAGTGCCAAAAATAAGCTCATACAAACCTCCCTCGTAAGCCAGGCCTGGCTCTTGGAAAGATGCCTTAAACGTCACAGGCAACCCATTTACAATGACTGTATGTGACCTGCACACCGGGCAACTGCCAGATTCTATGACTTCATACTCCAAAAAGGCACGCTCTAGCTCAGTTGTGTCCAAGCAATTCTCTGTTTGATCATATCTGAATGATACACTGTCTGCACCGAGCAGTTTGGCGTATTCAACGTAATCCTCAAGATACGCTTTGTTTATATGGGTGTCGCCCTTTAGGTATACGTGGTTTAAGTTTACCATCCCGCCGTAAATGCCCTTAAATATGGCAATACTTTCAGCTAAACCCTGATCTGTTGGAACCCTCTTTGTCTTGAAAGCCTTTTGATTAACCTCTACACCAACTCCATGTCTGGAAATGTTTAGAAAGTCAACATACTGTCCAATCACATGCACTTTATCACGTAGCATGATACCATTTGTTGTAAGCACGGTTTTGCTAAACGACTGGCTTATGATTGGGAGTGCTAGCTCCAAGTAAGGGCTTATTGTTGGCTCACCACCAGTTATGCTACAATCAGTCCACCCACTTGGTCGCCTTCCCACTGCGCCGGACAACAACATTAGCCAATCGGCTGGCGGCTTTCCTTCCATACTATCTGGGCAGAATGCACATTTGGCGTTACAGCCACCAGGGAGTACAACTGTAAAGTTATTGAGCATAGAGCACCTCTAAATCAAACTCGGCAGGCTGTACGCATTCACAGCGTACAAGATAAAGAATTGATAGGTGCTCATCTTCCTTCATGCTCTCAACGAGGACAGTACGCCCAACAGGAACAAACCTGTACGCCATCTGACGCAAGACGTCACATAAACGACATAACCCATCATCTGTCTTTACTTCAAACTTGACCATTTTGTACTCCTTAGCGTCAAATACGCTGATTTTTGCTACAAATATTTTAAAAGCTAAGTATTTGATTAGTAACGATGTTACAATTTTCTTTGAAAATATTTGTCTAGATTGTCCTAAAAAGGTGGTATATAAAGATAGGTCTTTTAGAAAAAGAATAAGATAAGTAATATATATATATATAATATAGATAACGTGAACGTAGTGAACACGAACGAAGTGAGTAGTTATCTAATAATACTATAGATATAGATAATACAATGTATATGCGAAGCATATAATATACAAACAAGAAAGCCCACCAACCAGTTGGGTCAATGGGCCACATAGCGCGAGCTATGATACCATTTACTGCTTGCACACCAACAGCATCTTACCTGAGCTATTGAGATACTTCCCAGTGTGTGCAACTATATACTTTGACTTGAGCGTTGAAATCCCTTTGTCGCTCAGTAAATATGTGCTAACTACAGCGTATTTGTTAGTCTCAACCTCCCTTATAACGTTGTCCAACGTGGCCTTTTTAATGGCTTCAGTTGCCATATCAGACTCCCTGTAAACACAATTCAAATACTTGTTTAAGCGTTAGCTTTGGATTTGCAAAGGCAATACGTTGAGCTTCCTTGCGATAGATGTAATAGGTCATATCAACCTCATAGTGTTAGTGACACACCGGTCTCCATTACTTCCACGAGAGCTGGCCCGAGTTTGTGCATGTCTTTTTCGTCTGCTATTATGTACAGCCTGTCCGAATACATTCCACCATCAGACCATTTAAACTTCAGTCCGTGCTTACTACATATTTCTCTTATTCGTTTTGCATGTCCTCCATTGCCTTTGTAACCAACAGACATCATCTGACGTGGATAATCTGCAAACACCCTTACCACCACCCTACTAGACATGTTATACTCCCAGCTTATTAAGCGCCATAGATAACAATTCAGACGCTTCCTCTTTGGTGCGCTTGCTGCTTCCTACGTGCTGCTGATCTTGAACAGATGACATAACAGAACGGCTTGATGGGCGTGGTGACTTCTCTACACGATAGCGCTTTCCTGTCTTACCACGAACGACAATATCTTTACGTGCTTCACGCTCTTGCTTAGTGACAAGAGCGTCTGCCGGTTCCTTGGAGAACGTCCAAGCGTATGTTGGTTTAATGCGCATAAAACCCCCTGTAAGCTCTTCAGAGCGATTCAAAGGCATAGGCTATACATACCCATGCAGACAGTATAAGAAGCGCTCCCAAGAGCGATAGAATCCCGCATACGACGTTTAACGAGGCACGCTTGAGCAGTGATGATATCATTTACTTCTCCCCCAACTGGACAGCCATAGCAAGGCCAGCCAACTTATATTTCCTAACGTCAGCTTTTGACTGCTCCAGTTCCACGAAAAGGCTAAGCAATTCATCATAAGTGATAGGCGCACGACAAGCTCCCATACCTTCCTTAATCCAAGCCTCGCATTTGGCTTTCATCTTCTCTTTGTTCAGCATACAATAGCCCCTTGGTTGTTCATAACATAAACATGGGCACTGATTAGAATGCCCATTCGGTATGTCATGCAAAGATCATGCATACAAGCAGCACTGTAGAGCAGACCATGGCTACAACGGCCACCAAGGCCAATACTTGGTTGTCTGTCATGCTGCCTTCTCCTGTGCACGTGCCAGCACATCAGCCATGGCTACAGGGTCTACGCCCCCAGCAATTACAGCGTCGAGGATGGCCAGGGCATCTAGCCCTTCATCAGCGTCAGACAATGCCTTTTCCACCAGCTTGGTTAGCTTTTGGGCGTAGTCGGCAGGCTTCTTCTCCATCTGCACGTTGTCAGCTTGCCAAGTCCAGATGTCGTTCTTGTCATCTGCCAGCCATGCCTCCACTTTCTCCATTATGGTTGCGGAACGACGCTCGGAGAAGTTTTTAAAGCCGGCCAGTTGCTTGACAGCCTTGCCGCCTTCAATGCGGTCTAAGAGCACTTGAGCAAAGGGCATGAACTCTGCGAAGTAGAGGCGAGCGATACGCAGGTTAGCAGGGGATAAGACATCACCAGCCAACAGCTTGTTGACAAGGCTTGCGTCCTTGTGTTCGATGGAATGAGCCAGCAGCTCACGGGACAGAACAGACAAATTGGCCTTGGTGATTTTTTCAGCCTTGCTCAGTTGGTTGATGAGCAGGTTAAGCTGTTTGATGTCAAGAGTTGCTTTCATTAGTAGTGCCTCAATTAATGGTTACGTGCCTAATATGTCACTTAGCAGAATTGCCACTGGCGACAAAGGTATTCATGATGTGAAGAAACTTCCAACTAACATACAGGCCAGCCCTATTAACACCAGGACAGCCCAATGTAATTCAATGTACATATAAACCCCCACGCTAATACAATCAAGGGCATTGTAGGTGATGATACCATTAATGCCCTTTGTTCTATTAACAATTGGCTTTGCGTCTGGCTGGCTACCCTATTCTGACAGTCTAGCGAGGATACCTAACAGTTGCTCTCACCAACGTAAACGACACACAAACACAAATTGTTAAAGAAGTAGGACGGCGACAAGGCCGAACAACTCACTAGCAGATAGTAGTAATTACTTCACATGTCAGCACATACAGGTGCATACGCTCACTAACTTAAAGACATTGTTAGCTGTTACACAACATACACAATGCCTCGCATTAGTATACGCCTGTTACAGTTTCCAGTCAGTGCCAGCTACTAGCAGTATCTTAGACACCACACGCTTTTCTGTCACACACTATCCACCAGCTTGTTAAAGAACATAAGTCTGTTTGACTTAGCTCCTACTATACCTAACCCATCATGTCCTGTCAAGCTCATTCTGTTATCAGAAGTAATTGCCATCTTGTCGCTATGTGCCACTACTCGCCGCAGCAGATTGTATAACCCAAGCATCATGGGCACACATAGAAAGGAATGGATTAGGTTGTTAAAGAGCGTTGTCTCACTTGACGAGCTAACTATCTCACACTCATCAGTAGAAGTCAATACACATTCACAAATAATCTAGAGCGCTGTGTCTGCAATACATAGAACGTGTGTGCGGTTAGCACACAATACATATACAGTCAAGACACTACATGTGACGGCAGTCACAACATGCGTTGTGGAATGCATATAAGGAGGTGCCGAAGGCGTAGAAAATATACACTAAGTGTATGATTTGTAAGGGAAAATTGGATGAATCCCAGGTGGTCGATGCACGGTTAGTGCAATGTAGCACACCAAATACGTGCCGGAGGCGTTATACATTGCCCAAGGGGCAAGGGGGTATGGGGGTGCTGATGTATGGTGCAATGACCCTTAATATTTTCTAACGAAAATTCCCACAACGGGAGCCCCATACATATTATATGCTACGCATATGCCTTGACGTATGCTAACCGCATACGCTATGTGCCGAAGGCGTTATAGAGGATTACTGAAGATATGTGCCTCAGGCCGGCAGGGCCAAGGTACGCCATAAAGAGGAAAGATGAAACATCAAAAGAAATTAATCACTTGCTCCATAGGAGCTGTGTTAGCCATTGTGGCTACACAATACAAGGGTGAGCTCAAGACGTCAGAGGAGGCTCTTAAGCTTATCTCAGGTTATGAGAACTGCACACTGAATGCTTATAAGTGTCAGGCAGGTAAATGGACGAACGGTATTGGGAATACCCACGGAGTAAATCCTAACGAATTGATTAGCCTAGACAAGGTAGCTGAGAATTTTGTAGCAAATGTCAAGGAAGCGGAGGTATGTGTAAGTAGGCATTCTAAGTTTGAGTTTACACAAGGTAAGTGGGATGCTGCTGTTAGTTTTACAATGAATGCTGGGTGTGGTAACTACAGGAGTTCTACGTATTCCAAAACTGGCAACTGTAGCACACTACTGGCGTGGAACAAGTACACTGACCCCACTACCAAGAAGAAGGTTGTTAGCAAGGGTCTTGATAATAGACGTAAGGCGGAGTATGCTCTATGCGTGAAGAACTAAAACACTATTCAACACACATCCTATTGCTGGGCTCCATCCTAGATGTTGTAGCGTATACCTTAGACGCCACTGGGGATTACTTACTACTTAGTGGCGCGGTTAAGGTGTTGGCCCTTATCGCCAAGTTCATCCCACAGGGGTTGGCCAATGAATCAAAGTCTAATTAAGCTGGCCTTGCTATTCCTTGCTTTATCATCTAGTATGTTTAGTGGGTATTGGCTTCGCGGCGTGCTTGAAGAGAACAGACAGCTAAATGAATATCTGGCTAAAGCTGGGGAGGCGTTTGTTTTGCAAGGGCAAGTCTACGAAGCTAACACTAAGCTGGTCGCTATCGAGGAAGAGGCCAAGCAACTTCGTAAGCGTAAGTTTGACAAGGCTGTGGTGAAATATGTTGAAACTGTTGGCACTGCTAAGTGCTTGTCTTCTCCTGAGTTCGTGCAGCTCTACAACTCAACCATACCAACTTCCAACACCGCCAAGTAATGCTATGACTCCGCTTGGTGAGTGGGAGCTGATGTTGGAGACAAACACAGAACTAGAGAATGCCCAAGTGTTTGGGCGTAACCAAGAGCTATCTAGGGAGTGGCGTTCAAAGGCCGTGGCCCTTCAAGACTACGTAAGGAAAATACGTGAGCAAAATTGATTTAGACCCAATTACCTCTGGGTACAACCTGTCCAAGATAAATGCCAATTTCCAAAGGGTAGAGGACGAGCTTAACAACAAAGTGCTATATAGGAACCCTCCTGCTGGGGAGCCTAATAGCATGTCATCCAATTTAGACATGAACAGCCGGTCTATCCTGAATGCAAGTAAAATCTCTAGCAATACACTTGAGCTTGGTGGGGTGCAAGTTATTCCAACAAGCCTGGCTGTGGACCCGTATAATGGGACAAGGGAGGCGTTGCGCCGCAGCTATGCAGAGGCAGGTTACAACCTCGTCGATGGTAGCTTCGAGGTTGGTGGTATCCTCGTAAACGTCAACGATGTTCTGTTACATGAGGGTACTGGGAAGGCGTTCTCTGGCCCTGCTGGTACCGTTGCTGCTGGCACTAACCCGACGAGCGGCGGGTTTGTTGACGTATCCAAATCGGTATACGGATTCGCCTATCTTGCTGATATTAATGCCGGACTGTACGGACTCGGCTCCAGACTACGCGTAAAAGACCTCGGAAATTCCCTGTGGGTTATAGTGATAGGCGGCGTGGTTGACGGCGTTACTGTACGCGACGCTGGCGGCGGGAAGACTGCCGTACTGCAATACGAGTCTGGAATGGATCTTGAGGCATTTGGTGTTAGTGAGACAGCTACACCGGCTCAGAATTTTGCTGGCCTAGCTGCTGCAATTAAAAGCAACACCCCATTCACGTCAAAAAACAAGACATACACAATAGGTACAGGTTCCATTGATGCGTCTGTTAAGACGATTAGCTGGGTAGCATCTGGCACAGAGATAAAACTCGATGCTGGCAACAAGCCATCCGCGCTTTTTGTTTTGCGGGATGGGTGGAGCTACTATCTGTCAGGCATGACGTGGAACGGTAACCGCCTGAATGTGTCAGGCAACAACGCTGGCTTCTTTGTGGTGTCGCGGACTGCCAACTTCATAGCCGAAAACACTAAATTCAAAGACCTTCGTCGATACGGATACAACGTTATTGGTGACAATCCGTATAACACCAACGTAAAAATAATTAATTTACAGTGTGACAACATTGGAGTGCTGAGTGCTGCAAATGGTGGGCCTGTTGGTGAAGTAGGTGCGCTTGGGGAGGCAGTGAAGTGTGAGCATGTACGCAATTTCACACTTGACGGATTTGAGGTTAAAAACTCATCTGGTACAGGTGACGGGCAGGTTCAGAAGGCATTCTATTGCGTCAACGTCACCCTCAAGAATTTCAACCTTGAGTCTGTAGGTCCTTCGCAGATATACCCAGCCATCAGTAACGTGAGAAACCGGAATGTCTCCTACGAAAACATAAACATCGTAGGGGCTAGCCAAGTATGTATCGAGGATAACAGCAACTTATCTGTCACCTATAAAAATATCCTGACTTTCGGCCGAAAGGCGATGATTTCCGGCAGTGACGGCGCAGAATTCAGCGCTAGACACTCCCAGAATGTCACCATAGAAAATTGGGATGACACGTCAACCGAGCCACTGGCGTTTAACATTGTCGCTGTTCAAGGGCTGACTGTTCGCGGGCTGTCGACTAATCAGAACATAAATATCTCTCGCGACGACCCATCAACAGATCGCCGTTCTAGAGATATTTCTCTGAGCGACGTTACATGCACAAACCTTAGCACCCTGCTAACTCAGGGATATCTCGAACTGAATGATTGCGACATTCTTGGTGTGTGGACTAACACGCATGTAGGAACTGCCGTTGACAATAATTCAGCAATTACGTCGTACACTGACTCGGCTCAAGCAGACACGGCTCTGGTGCGTATAACACCATCAACTAACGCCATCAACGTATTCTCTGCGCTAGACCCAGGGTCATCGGTTACGTTCAAAATGCCAAAAGGGGTTGCCACCAACCCGTTCGCAGGAAAAATAAGCGCAATCAATGCGTTCACCAGCTCACCGGTTACGCAGTGGTCGCAAATAGATTGGGCGTTTTATGATCCTGGTACTCCAACAGTTAATAAGCAAGTAGTAATGTCGGGAAGCACCCCACGTCAAAACACAACGCTTGCGGTATCTGCTGCAAATAAAACGCTGACTTTTACTAACAATGACAGCGTTCAGGTTCTGCTGGTAGCGCGTGTTGAGCTTATAGATAGGAACGCCTATAAGGGTTGATTTATACTAACACCAACCCCGCTTCGGCGGGGTCTTTCTTTAACGCATTCGTTGCCCGCGTCAACATAAATTAAAGCAGATGAGCTTTACAATCTTTTAATAAGTCGCATACCAACGACTAAGCTCATAAGGTACAAGATGGACAAAAAACTACTGACAGATACTTCAGGAAAACCTTTGACACAGGGACTCTTCTTGGAGATAGGTTATAGTGATTCTGCACTATACACACTAAAAGATAATGATCACGAGTATAACGACAAAATACTGCCATCCATAAAGAGGCTCTACCTAGAAATGGAGGATGTTACAGAGTACGAGTTCGCCAATAAATACTTCCTTGGGTGGTCGCATTGGCAGCGCATTTGTAATAACAAGGTGTTGCGTAAGTACATAGACGATTGGCGCGTAGAGCTTGAATTGAAGTTGAGAGCGCGTGCTGCCAAGCTCATGATTGACCAAGCTTCTGGCGGCAGCTATCAAGCTGTTAAGTGGTTAGCTGATCGTGGTTGGGACGTCAAGAAAGCTGGCAGGCCAACCAAGGAAGATGTTGAGTCAGAGAAGAAAGCCATGGCTAAAATTGAAAGTGAGTATGGCTCAGATGTAGTAAGACTGTTTGGGGATAGCTAATGTCTGACTGGTTAACAGCCGCGATAAAGAAAATAGAAGACATGCCACAGCAGGCCAAGGATGTTCGTCAGGCGGCGATGGACGATTTGTTTACCTTTGCCCGGCTGATTAACCCACAGCGTGTCTACGGGGAAATCCATAAGGAGGTGTGTAAGTGGTTGCAGAGCAACAACGACCAGAACCAATTGCTGTTGTTGCCACGGGCGCACATGAAGAGTCATCTGATTGCTGTGTGGTGTGCGTGGTGGGTTACAAAACACCCAGAGACCACAATTCTGTATATATCCGCCACTGCTGAATTGGCTGAGAAGCAGCTCTACGACATCAAGAATATACTCACTTCGCGAATCTACGCTAGGTACTTCCCTGACATGATTAACCCAGAGGAAGGAAAGCGTGAGAAATGGGCTGTGTCTAAAATAGCTGTAGACCACCCTAAACGCAAATCTGAGGGCGTTCGTGACTGGACTGTAGCAACTGCTGGCCTTACAACCAACACCACAGGATGGCACGCTGATGTAATTGTAGCAGATGACGTTGTTGTACCAGATAACGCGTACACAGAGGATGGTCGTAAGCGTGTCACTGCTGCCATGTCGCAAATGACTTCCATTCGTAATGCAGGCGGTTTTACAAAAGCTTGTGGTACACGTTACCATCCAGCAGATATTTACTACACTTGGAAAAATCAGAAAGCCACATTGTATGATGAGGAGACTGGTGAAATCACTGGTGAGCGTCCTTTGTGGGACATCAAAGAGCATGTCGTAGAAGAGGATGGGAGATTCCTGTGGCCACGAGAGGCAAGGCCAGATGGCAAGATGTTTGGATTTAACCTAAACATCCTTGCTGGCATTCGTGGCGAGTATGAGGATACAACACAGTATTACGCCCAATACTACAACAACCCGAACGACCCCGGCTCTGAACGCATCAGTCGTGATAAGTTCCAATACTATGACCAGAGATTTGTGAAGCAGGCTGGTGGAGATTGGTTCTTTAAAGATAGGCGGTTAAATGTCTATGCCTCAATCGACTTTGCATTCTCGCTCTCGAAGGCTGCCGACTATACTGCTATTGTGGTTATTGGGGTTGATTGTGAAGGTAGTGTTTATATACTTGATATAGACCGTTTCAAAACTGATAAAATCTTAGACTACTTCAAGCATATTGCTGCACTGCATTCTAAGTGGGAGTTTAAAAAGCTCCGTGCAGAAGTTACTGTGGCACAGCAAATCATCGTAAACGACATCAAAGACTACATCCGTAAAGAGGGGATGAAGTTGTCTGTTGAGGAATATCGCCCCAGTCGCTCAGAGGGTAGCAAGGAAGAGCGTATTGCTGCTACCCTCGAACATCGTTATGATAACCAAGCTGTATGGCATTTTAAGGGCGGCTACACACCCGTGCTTGAAGAGGAGTTGGTCTTGGCTAGGCCACCACACGATGACCTTAAGGATGCCCTAGCATCGGCTATAGCCATCTCCATAAAGCCTAAACAAACACGAACCAGCAAGGACGTGTTCGGAATCCAAACATTGAACACAAATAAACGCTTCGGCGGTATCTCATTTAGAGGATAAGTATGAGCACAAAAGTGGCTGAGCTAAATAAATGGCTCAAGCAAGACGATGCTGCGGCGTGGGTGTCCAATCTTTGGACTGCCTTCAACAATCAGCGACGAGAAAAGATTGAGGAGTGGAAAGAGCTTCGTAACTACGTATTTGCTACGGACACCACAACCACAGCAAACCAAACCCTTCCGTGGAAGAACTCTACAACGCTACCTAAGCTCTGTCAGATTCGGGACAACCTCCACTCTAACTACCTGTCTGCGCTATTCCCTAACGACGACTGGCTACGTTGGGAGGCGTATTCTAAGGATGATGGCACAAAGAAGAAAACTCGCGCCATTGAAGCCTATATGAAGAACAAGACACGAGAGGGCCATTTCCGCACTGAAATGTCCAAGCTGTTGCTTGACTACATTGACTACGGCAATGCCTTTGCCACTGTTGACTTCTCTGCTCAGTATCGTGAAGACCCAACCACTGGCCAGCGCATCGCTGGGTTTATTGGCCCACGAGTATTCCGTATCTCCCCGCTTGATATTGTGTTCGATCCGACTGCTGCAACCTTCGATGAGTCGTTTAAAATCGTCCGTAGCATCAAAACTGTTGGTGAAATCCAGAAGATGGCAGAGGAGTGGCCTGAGAATGCCTTCTATGCCTCCTATGCGGCCCGTAGAGCAACTATGAGGAAGGTGCTGGGGGGTTATAGCATAGAAGACTTCGACAAGGCTGAGGGCTATTCTGTGGACGGATTTGGCAACCTCTACGAATACTACCAATCCGACTATGTTGAAATCTTGGAGTTCTATGGGGACTACCACAGCACAGAAACTGGTGAGCTAAAGTCTAACGTAGTAATCACTGTGTTCGACCGGTGTCATGTTGTACGTGAAAAACCAATCAAATCATACTTTGGCAAGGCTCCAGTGTGTCATGTAGGGTGGCGTATGCGCCCTGACAACTTGTGGGCAATGGGGCCTCTGGACAACCTAGTAGGTATGCAATACCGAATTGACCACCTCGAAAACCTCAAGGCAGACGCCATGGACCTGTGTGTACACCCCCCGCTTGTAATTACTGGGGAGGTTGAGGAGTTTGTATGGGGCCCTGGTGCCGAGATTCACACCGACGAGAATGGAAACGTCTCTGAGCTTGGCAAGAACCTTAACGGCATCATCGCTGCATCTAACGAAATCCACACATTAGAGGAAAAGATGGAGCTGTACTCCGGAGCACCTCGTGAAGCCATGGGTATTCGTACAGCAGGTGAGAAAACGGCATTTGAAGTGCAGTCATTGCAGAATGCTGCTGGCCGTATTTTCCAAGAGAAAATTACCAGCTTCGAGATTGAACTGCTGGAACCAATTCTAAACGCCATGCTAGAGAGCGCCAGACGCAACATGGAGACGTTTGATGTCGTCCGAGTACTAGACGATGACTTGGCTGTACAATCGTTCCTGAGCGTAACCAAGGACGATATTACAGGGTCTGGTAAAATTAGACCAGTTGGAGCAAGACACTACGCCTCTCAAGCACAGCTTGTGCAGAACCTCAGCATGATGTTGAATGGTCCAATGGCTCAAGTGGTTGCACCACATCTGTCAGGGATTCAACTCACTAAGCTTCTTGAGGATGTCCTTGGTCTTGAGCGTTACAATCTGTTTAAACCTAATGCGGCTATCTTTGAACAGCAAGAAACTCAACGCTTGGTTAATCAAGCACAAGAAGACTTGCAAATGGAAGCTGCTGTTCCACAGGACATCACTTCGTGAAGACATCTTGGTTAAGCGGAATTAAGGACGCCAGCATTAAGAAGGAGCTACGCTCAAACTTCTTGGCGTCTAAGATGGTTAGGGAGCGTCTGGCAGAAATGCTGGACGCCAAGATAAACAGTTCTGTTAGGGCGTCACGTAGTTCTGAGTCTTACGACTCCCCTAATTGGGCGTTAAAGCAAGCAGACGCCACAGGATACCAGCGTGCGCTGGAAGAAGTAAAGAGCTTGCTAGAAGACGCCAGTAAAAAAGATTAAAGAAATCTGTCCAGATTCTTAAAAAATCGGGGTATATACTATTGTATAGTATATAATAGTATAGAATCGAAGATTCAAATAGTATAATAGAATGTATATAATAAGTATACATATATATATTATAGTATATGTATAATACATAAGGATAAGTATGACCGATAATGTATTTACTTCTACAGAGCAACCTACCAATCAGCCACCTGTAGATGTGAACCCTCAAGCAGACCTGCTTAAAATGGTTCTAAATGAACGCGGAGAGCCTAAATACTCCTCACTGGAAGAAGCCTTTAAAGGGCTAGCTAACGCACAGCAATACATTCCCCAGCTCAAGACTGAGCTGACGGCCAAAGAGCAAGAGATCGCACAGTTGCGTGAAGAACTAGCCAAACGACAGTCCGTTGAAGAGGTAGTATCTAAACTCACCACTGCTCAGCAACAACAGCCTCAAGCCACCACTTCTGGCGTGATTGATGAACAGGGAATTGAAGCGTTAATCTCTAGTAAACTGTCTGCCTTCGAGCAGCAGAAAGTACAACAGACAAACGTAGAGTTTGTTCAACAAGAGCTTGTTAAGCTTTATGGGGAGAAGACAAAAGAGCTGGTTGCAGCTAAGGCGTCTGAACTCGGTATGAGCGTTGAGGAACTTGGCAGCATGGCTGCTACTAAGCCGAAAGCCGTTCTGTCGTGGTTTGCTCAAGCACCACAACAATCAACCACTAGCGTAACAACTTCTTCAGTCAACACGTCAAAGTTCCAGCAAGCTCCTCAAGAGCCTGTTGGGCGTCCATCTAAAAGCTTGCTGTCTGGTGCCTCTTCCCAAGAACAAATTGAGTATATGAGGAAGATTAAAGCAGAGATTTACAGCAAGTATGGCATTACTCCTTGAGGTATTAAATGCAAGTAACAAGCAATAGCCAAGCGTTTATTGAAGCGGAGCAGTACAGCTCGTTCATTCTGAACAACCTGCACGACGGTCTCCTGCCACAAACCTTCTACCGCAACGTCTCTGACTTTGGTAGTGGCACCACCCTCCACATTAAAACTGTCGGCTCTGTAACTATTCAGGAAGCTGCCGAAGACACCCCTCTGGTGTACAACCCGATTGAGTCGGGTGAAGTTAGCCTCCAGATTACCAACTATGTAGGTGATGCCTGGTACGTAACCGACGACCTGCGTGAAGACGGGTCTCAGATTGAGCAGCTCATGTCTGCACGCTCCGTGGAGTCTACCCGTGCCCTGCAAGAGACCTTCGAGTCTCGCTTCCTGAGCGTGTGCAACGCCGCTCAAACTAACGCCAACCCGAACACCATTAACGGCTTCGCACACCGCATTGCTTCTGCCGAGACTAACAACGTCTTTGCTCTGAAGCATCTGATTGCAATGCGTCTGGCGTTTGATAAGGCCAACGTACCTGACTCCGGTCGTGTGTTCATCTGTGACCCTGTTGTAGAAGCAACCCTGAACGGTCTCGTAACCATCACTCACGACGTCTCTCCGTTTGGTGAGATGATTTTGAAGGAAGGTATGGCCCGTGGTCAGCGCTTCGTGATGCAGCTCTTTGGTTGGGACATCATCACCTCCAACCGCCTGCCCACTGGCACCTTCTCTGATGGCACCACTTCCGTAACTGGTGGTGTAGCTAACATCTTCATGTGTGTGCTGGACGACAACACTAAGCCCATTATGGCTGCATGGCGTCGTATGCCGAAGGTTGAGGGTAAAGCTTTTGCCCGTTTTTCTCTGAACAACGTGGAAGACCTGCCGCTGGCAGCCTAACACGAAGTAATCTGATACATCCGCATAGTGTGGGGTAAGTGAAATGTTGAATGAAAGCGAATGGAAATACTTGGCTGGTTTGTTGGATGCCGACGGCAGTTTGAGTATAAAGATTGTTAAGAATAGGTACGGTAGCCAGTACGTAGCATTACTGCTTGAGATTAGCGCGGCAGTGGGTTACGACAGAAATGGTTACCTGCAAAGCTTAACAAAGTTTTTTGGCTCTTGTGATATAAAAACCTACGAAAATAAAAATCACCAAGACGCATATGTGTTTCGTGTGCAGTCAAGAAAGGACTTGAACCTGTTCCTGCCACACGTAACAAAGCACATGGTTATAAAAGGTGCTCACTGGGGTAGGCTATACAAGCTATACTGCTCTTTTAAAGGTGCCGCAGTTGATGACGGCACTATATCTGTAATTAAAGAGTACAGTACAGAAAGCAGATTGCACACAGGCCCTATAAAGCACAAGAACCACCCAACTTGGGCTTGGGTAGCCGGGTACCTAGACGGTGACGGCTCGTACCAACTTCCTAAGTCTGGCACTGTGCTTGTGCAAGTTAAAGCCCATCATGGCGATGTGGTAGGTATAGAACTCCTGCAAAAAGCATTTGGTGGTGCCATCTACGAGTGTAGAAAAGAAAACACAATGGTGTGGCAAATCACTATGGGTAAGATGAACAGAAGTAGAGCCCTGCACTTCTTACCAAAAGTTCATAAGCATTCGCGCTTCAAGAAATGGAAGATTGAACAACTTCTAGCATTTCATTACAGAGACTGCAACGACTAAGTGAGAAAACCTCTGCGGAGGAAGCTATAGTCTGACGTATATTATATACGAATGGAAAGAAATAAAGACCGTGCCCGTGATGAGTTTGTAACTCGTTGCCGTTGGGGCATGGGTCCGCAGCGTGTAGACACCCTCGGTGTTCTCATCACCTCTGCCTCTAACTACTAATAGGAGCCTATAATGGGTTTTGAAAACAAGGCTGGCATTAACGTCAGTAACTATTACGGTGCACGTAATACTGGTGGTACACGAGGTATCGTGAAAACTGAGGGTACCTACAACGAGTTTAGCACCACCGTCCCTCTTACTGGTACCATCGACTTTAAGTTCCCCGTTTTGAAGGGCGTGAAAGTTGTTGGGTTCTACGCCGGTGATGCAACTGGCACTCTCTCTGCACTCACCATTGGTGGTGTAAACGTGTTTGCAGCCACTGACGCAGCTCCTGTAGCACTGGCTGCTGGTAACACTGGTGTGATTTCACAAACAGGTCTGACAGCAGGTGAGCTTGTAATCAAGTTCACTCGTGTTGCAGTAGGTTAAGCCAAAGGGCGGGGCATTTGCTCCGCCTTTTTCGTATGAGGGCTTTATGGAACACAAAGACATACCTGATGCACAGCTACACCAGATAAAGGGGGCTGTATCTGCATCGTCTGGCCAAGTGCCGATTGCCACTGGGTCTGGTACAGCAGTGTTTGGTTTTCTTGACTGGACACAAGTTGCTAACAAGCCAACATCGAGTGGCTACCAATCTAAGCTAAGTGCATTCTCTAGCGTAAACCAAAACCCGTCTGCTGTTGATACGCCCCTACAGATTACCTTCGGACCTGCCCAGGCCACTGCCGATGTCTCTATCAGTGCAGCGGGGGTAATCACCTTCAATACCTCTGGCAACTACTTGATTGATATTTTCTTGAGGTTCGGGCGCTCCACATCTACTGGTAACGCCATTCTTTTGAACAGGATTCTTAAGAACGGAGCACAGATCTTGAATAGTAACGGCCTGATCTTGTCGGCCGCTACCCAGACAATCCCATTCTCAGCAGCAATCCCACTCACCATGGCTGCTGGAGATACAATGACAATGGAAGTGGCCAGAGATAGTGCTGGTACTAACGATGGTGGCCTATTCGTAGTTTCCCCGACAATCTCAGGGTGGAATATTGTACCTAGTGCAACTGTGGTTGTTAACAAGTTTGTAGGTGG